ACCCGTCCTTTCTTCGCCATGTCACTTCTCCTGGCTATCCAACCGTGCTCGACGTCGAGCACGCTTCGCCGCTCCACCCTGGACAGTGGCTTTCTTCTTGGTGGTCATCATCGCCCCTTCCTCTTCCACTTAATCGGCTTCAGTCCCGATGCTCGGCGGCCTCGATTGATTGCCAGTTGAGTCTTGCGAGTCATCCTCTTGCCTTTCTTCCGACTCTTTCTTCTCTTCGGTTTCTTCTGTGCCAGGCTGGCACCCTCGGACTCCCGTTCCGAATCGATCAACCTTCGCAGAGCGAGATACTCTTCCCGAGAAAGTGTGAACCCTTCCATGGGGATCACTGCTGCGACAGAGCGAGTGCCATTGCGACACCCTTGGTCATCTTGGTGACGGTGCATTCGATAACGATCTGGCAGTAGACATCTTCAGTCCACTCGGTGGATGCTTCCCCGCCGAGGTAGATCGCTTCCGTCCCTACCAGGTAACCGTTATCCCATTGCTGCGGGGAGATATCGAAGTCGGATGACAGCCACCCGGGGATGTTGTCTCCTGGCGGAAGGAACCCATCACCGTTACCCAGGAGGAACCCGGATGCGATCACTGACTTGTCGTTCATCAAGACCGGGCCACTCTGACTTTGCGTCGTGAGTTGGAACTGTGCAGCTGCAGTAGCATCGTCGTTGATGTGGATGGTAGTGCCCCCACTGTCACAGTATTGCACTGACAGATTATGGCAGCGCAACACTACTTCGTTCATGGCATCGACGTAGGCTCCAAGGTCGATGCTTGTCTCAACGAAGGTAGCAGAGTTACCTAGGTTGATGCTTGCTCGGATGAAAAACGAATCCTTCGCCATGAGCAGGTCGACACGGTCCCGGTGTATAATCTGCACTGTCTCAACTGTACGCGTACACTGCCCGGACACCGTCTCCTTTCGCTGCCCTGAAGGGGCTCACTAACTGTACTAGTACTAGGGGAACTGCACAGCAGCGAAACGTGAGCGTTTCCACTGGCGACCTGCTGCATTCCCCACCAGGGCACGCAAGACCCCGTCAGGGGCAGCGAAAGAGGTGGCGGGACCGTATCAGCGATCCCCGAGCACTTCACCGTCACGGAGCCGCTGCTTGAACACCAGGTAACAGGACCGACAGAGTCCCGATGGATGGTTCAGCATGATTGGACGATGAGCACACTCGATACAGAGGATGGTCACTTGACCCGCTCCAGCCAGAGTTGCCCGAACTGCCCGTCACCCTTGACGACCTTGAAAGTAGCTGCATCCTCGCTTGGGTTCTCGACGATGTCGATACCTTGGCTCTCCTGGTTCTCCGCTCCGAGTTCCACCCAGGTCTTCGCGATCTCTGCGAACGAACTTACTAGGCTCCCATGAGTCAACATCGTTTCCGCTGGTGGCTGCTGGTTGATGACCACGCAGAGTTTCCCGCCGACCGGGATGTTCTTTCCCTTGAGAGCGTACTCGGGTACCGCGTACCCACGCTGCTCAAGTATTCCACCGGGAGCGAAACTCAACTTGGTTGGTGCACAAGTCATTCCCTCCTTCGCATAGGTCACAGACAGGTCTCCGCTGAGAGATAGTTGCTCCCAGATCGGTACGCGTTCTGCTTCCTCACTTTCTGTTTTCTTGGTCAATGTTTCCGTCTCCTTTTGCCCGGACGGGCCAGCATCCTCCCCGGTCCCAACCGAATCATCGGATACTTTCGCAGCCCGTCTGGGGCAACCGATACCCTGGCGTTTCGGTTAATGAAGTACACTTCACTCAGGCGTGTCTTGCGCCTGTTCCTTGATGAGAGCGAGGATGGTCTGTTCTATGGTCGTCCTGGTCGCTCTCAACTTGATGACATAACCGATCTCCTGGTTGAGCGCGTACCGAACTCCCGTGTCGTTGTCGACATACCAGCCGTTGATCCAAAGATCCTGCACGAACAGGTGATCTGGGTCGAGGACGTTCTGTGTAGTGACGTTGGATGCGTACGAACCCCACCACACTTGCCGGTTGTCTCTGCACGAGCGTCCTCTGATTCTAGCTGCACTTGAGAAGTCTGAGATTGCACCGCTCTCCTCGGTAGCGATTACCAGGGCGGACAGGTCTTGAGACATCATCGTGTTCGTGGTCCACTCGGTGCCGAGCATGATCACTTGAACCTCCTCGATGACCCAATTATCCTTCCACGATCCATTCCAGAGGGGGATGCGTTGCGGTTCCAGCACAGGGAACGCCATGCCATCGACGAAAGGGAATGCACCACGGATAGTGTACACCCGTCCTTTCTTCGCCATGTCACTTCTCCTGGCTATCCAACCGTGCTCGACGTCGAGCACGCTTCGCCGCTCCACCCTGGACAGTGGCTTTCTTCTTGGTGGTCATCATCGCCCCTTCCTCTTCCACTTAATCGGCTTCAGT